AGGAGGCCGGTCAAGGCCACTGGAATCAACAGGCCGGATTCATCGATCACCGGATGATCGGGGATTACCTCGTGCAGCTTGCGCTCTGATGCGATCGACTCCCAGTCGCCGAGCCTGTGCAGCACTGCCGACTCTTCGACCGTGGGAGCCAATCCCGGGGTCGGCTTGGTCCGCTGGAAAATGCTGCGTTTCGGATCGTCGGCTCTGGGTTCGACCGTAGTGATGACGGGAACCTCTTCGCTCCCTCGCTCCGAAGCCCAACCCGCCCACGCCAGATATCCGTACGCAGCGGGCCAGAGAAGGAGCGCACCGGGATCACCCGTGAGCGCCATCCACGGGGGTGCGGCGATGAGCGCGCACGGCGCGATGAGCGCAACCCCGGTACGGAATGCGCGCACGCCGAACGCGCGCGCATTGATCTCGGGAGCCGTGAGCGGGTGAGCGCTCACGGAAGGAACCGTGTGCGCGCGCTTCCCTGCGCGCGCTCGCCTGCGCGCATTGCGCGCGAGGTCTGCGCTCAATGCGCGCGCATCCTTCTCTTTGATGAGCGCTTCGATGCCGTCCGCGCGCGCCCATGAGCGCGCACCTTCGGCAGTGAGGCGCGCGCCCCGCTGGGCGTTAACCCAGGAGGCGCGCGCGAGTCGCGGCAGTGCGCGCTCGGTATTCTGATCAGTGGACAAGGTTAAACATCCCAAACTTTTCCATGAGGCCGAACAGCAGCATCAAAGCGAGAAACACGTAAAAGGTGCGGGTGCTCGCCCGGTCGATAAGCAGCAACCCGATGAGCAGCATCGGCAAGGCAACGGCGAGGACGAACATAGCTGCACTCATGTCAGATCCCGGTGGCGTTCGTAACGAGGCCGACCGCGAGCGCGGTCAACGACTCATAGCCGAAGTTCACGATGCTCCCAATCCAGCCGGATGTGCCGTGGGCTGCAATCGGAGCGATGAGCAGCATGGTAACCGCCCAACCGTTCACCGTAGGGTCTTCTTTGAGGTCAGCCACGATCACGAACATGGAAACCGCGAAAGCGACGCTCATGACCAGGGTGGCAGGCCAGTTGTTGTCGTTCATCCACTGGGAGGCTCCCGCACCCATGTCCGCAGACCACGCCGAAGCATGGAAGACGAACGACCCGAGCACGGAAAAGACCATGACCACGGGGGGAATCCATTCCCGGTTGCGTCCCCACTTGTTGAGGATGAACGCCGCAGCGAACAGGATCAGGGCGGTAATCCCCGCTCCCGACCACTGCATAGTCCCGTCTGCGATAGTGTTTCTGATTTCGTCACCGTTCACCGGCTTGTCCTTTCGTCGTGAGGTCTTCTCGTCTGAATTCAATCATACACCCCTCCGGTACGGCACACCGTTCCGGGTGCCCAGGTTGCGGGCCCCGACCTGCGGAAACGTTCGAATCTGAACGACGTTGGAACGCCGTGCCGGTGTGCCAAAACAGTGTTTCCGCAGGTCAGAGCACGAATTGCGGTGTGCCGGTGGGGAATCTCCGGCACACCTCCGAAGGGGAGGTGTGCCGGAGCCGTGCCGCTACGCCTGCGCGAGGTCCTTGCGCGTATTCGTGAGCCACCGGGCGCAATGCCCAACTGACAGCCCCGCGACAGCTGCCACCTGGTTGCGGGTGGGCAGTTTCTTGTTAGTCGCGTAGAACGCCTTCGTCCACTCGACAACGTTCGGCGCAGCCGTCTTGAAACCTCGGGCGATCGCGTCCAGTACGCGCTCATCTTCATGAGCGATCGGAGCGCGCACCGGCTCGACATGAGCGCTCTCGGGCGCGCTCTCTTCGATGAGCGCGCGCGCATCATCGGGAACATGCGCGCTCATTTCGATGAGCGCAGGGGGAGCGCTCACGGGTCGCACTGCGCGCACCGTGCGCGCGCTTATCGATGCGCGCTCATCCCAGGGGTTCATGTGCGCGACCGCTTCGGGAGCGAGCGCGCGCGCACCTGCATAGCGCGCGGCGAGCCTGGTCTGAATGCGCGCGCGCACCTCGGGGGTGAGGATGCCGAGCGCATCCGCGCGCGCCCAAGCGCGATCGTATGCGCGCTCATGGCACGTGCGCATGAACTTACGCGCGCTCACGTTGGCGTAATAGGCGTGATTCACAATGCGCGTGATCATCCGCTCGGTAAGGAGCCCGTTCGCGTCCCGCGACGTGGCCTTACCGAGCTTCATGCGCCACCAGACGACCAGGGCCGATGTCTTGTGCTCGCGCCCGAAGGTGATGACCACGTGCCACGCAACGGCCGCCAGAATGGGCCACAGAGCGAAGATGGGGCTACCTCCACCCCAAGCTGCGATGGAGCCCATGAGCGACGCCATCGCCCACACGCCCGCCTCATACCAGTTGAACCCGGTGCCGTGGTGCATGTGCCAGTAGGACAGCGCGCCCAGGATCGCAAGGAACGCTTCGAACACCACGATCACACTGATCGACGTGTCGAGCTTGTGGAGGCCAACGCGCGTCATCGCGACGATCGTGGCGTGAGCGCTCAAATTGGTGGCCGCGAGCGCGACCAGCGCAACCGCGCTCATGAGCGATGAGCGCATACGGCGCTGTGCGCGCGCACCTGATGCGCGCTCATCTGCTTTGCGCTGCGCGCGCGCCTGGAGTTCGGGGCGCTTGAGTTCTCCCCAGATGCGCGCTCGCTCCGATGCGCGCGCGCGAGCGCTCATCGACGTGCGCCAGAGGATGAGCGCGAGCATGAGCGCGCCGAGCGCGCACGCTCCGATGAGCGCTCGCTCGGGGGAAGTGAGAATGTCGTTCATCATGAGTCCTTAAGTCGTTGGGGATCTCCGACTGTAGCAGACAACAAAATGAGCGCGCAACCCGAAGGGTGCGCGCTCATCGATTTTATTCAGTTAGTCGCCGGAGGTCTGGAGGTCGATGTCCGGAACGATCGTTTCAGGCCGGAAAATCACTCGGTGATGGAACGGTTCGACGTTCGACGCTTCCATCTGCTCCACGAAGTACGAGACGTTGTCGGACAGGCCGAGGAAATCTTTCGTGTACTCGTCTTCGCCCACCTTGCACATGACTTCGAGCTGGTCACCCTCGTCAGTGATCGAGCAATAGCCTTCGATGCTGAGCAGGTAGGTATCGGTGATGCCGTTGAAGAACACCACTCGCCGGAGCACTTCGAAGTTGTCGGCGGCCTTGGACAGGTTCTCTGAGGTCGTGTCGGCTTCGGAGGTGCATCCTGTGAGCGTGAGCGCTCCGGCAGCCGCAGCCGCAATGAGAGCCTTCGTTACGTGCTTCATATTGTCCTTTCATCGTTACTCTCTGTGTACACCCACCTGGGATCGAACCAGGGACCCGCTGTTTGTAGGACAGCCGCTCTACCACTGAGCTATGGGTGCGTTCAGGTCTGGCAAGTGCACCCCGCGCGAGGTTCCAGCCGAACTGGTACTTGCCGACCCGCTTACGCCTGTCGGTACTTCCAAGAGGACATGCCCGCCAAAGCCTGCAATCCTGTACCGACAAGCCGTGGCGGTTAGGGATTCGAACCCCTTAGATTCGCGGTGTTCCGCGCTTTAACCCAGTGGGCACGTCTGCCCCCGCCTTGTGGGCCGGGTGACAACAACGACGAAACACCCGGCCCAGAGTAAAGCTAGAAAGACGGACCGCTGAGCGCTTCCCCAACCCCCAGAGGGAATCGAGCCGCGATCCGTCTTCGTCGTGGTGGGAAGATTCGAACTTCCGATCTCTGACTTATGAGGCCAGCGAGGACAACCTAGCTCCTCTACACCACGTTGCGCTAGGGCCGGGGTCCAACCGGTAGCATCACGAACCTGTTCATCCCGTGCGCCCTTCCGGACTTTTACGGTCCAACCCTAGCTAGCGCGTCATACGAGAATCGAACCCGCATCTCGGCCTAAGCCTGCTCTGCCATTGAGCTAATGACGCTACCCCAGAACCACCCGGGGCCTTTGAATCCGCGTGAAGAGCTACCTCACCGAACCTGAGTCCGTTACGCTGGTCAAGCGCTAGAAATCTGAACCGTCGTTTCAGGCGGTCATGTACGGACTAACACACGTGCGTGAGCGGTTTTCGAATCCCGCTGCGCTCCCGCTTCGCCCTCCGGTCTGCCTGCAAGGCCACCTTGATCCGCTATAACGGTCGCTCTCCAATAAGATCACGCGCCCGGAACCACCCGGGTTTTACCAGTTCACGGGGTTCATGACATCCCTCGAACATGCTCCGTAAGACTGGTTAGGTCTAATGGTCACACGGAACAACGTGCCAGTACCCGCGACAGGATTTGAACCTGTGACCTCCCCTTGTAACACCGGAATCTATACCGCGTGCGGGGCGCTCTGCCTAGCTGAGCTACGTGGGTGTGTGGTCGGGAGCGTCCTGTGGAGTGCTCCCGACCGTGGTGAATCTTACTTGCATTTGTCTCGTTCGTTGTACGCGGCTGCAATCGCGTCGTTGACCAGCTCTTCGTGTCCCTCAGCGGTGACGAGCATCTTGCCGTAGGCAAGGTTAGCCCGGCTCTTGCCGTCCTCCGCGATGGCGTCGATGTAGTCGCTAGCCAGGGATTCAAGCTCATACACTGTCGTTCATCCTTTGTCTTGAAGTCTTTAACTTGCTGATACAAGAACAATAGCAGGGTCCCCCGAGGCTGTCAACCCCGGGGTACCCCCTTTACGTTTCCCCTGGTCAGAGGGCCAACCACCGGTACCCGAGTCCATCCAGGTACTCGGACTTGACCTTGCCCTCGTCCCGAAGTTTCTGGAGAGAAGTGTAGATCTGCTGCTCCTTCTCGCCGTTCAGCTGCGCGGCAATGTCCGGCTTCGAAATGCCGACCGGACCGGCCTTGACCACGGCTTCCAGCACCCGCGCGTTGCGTTCCTGAACGGCGGGGTCCGGCTTGCGGCCTCGCTTGCCCTTCGCAGGCTCGACCGTGGCGATGTCGGGAGCCTGGGTGTACTCCTCGGACGCCGGGTTGCGGTCGAACGGCACAGACGACTTCGCGAGCGCTTCGGCGTCCGGCTTGGGCTCGACAGGTGCAACGGGAGCCGGAGCCGTTGCGGCTGCCTTCGCCTCGGCGGCCTCGGTCTTGAGGCGAGCGCGTTTCTCGAACGCGTTCTCAGCTGGTTTCTGCCTGCTCTTGGCTACGTACATGGGATCATCCCTTCTTAGGTGCGTCGGGGTTCGCCCAACGGATGTTGTAATTGTTGCCTGTCTTGAATGCCTGCCACGGCATCACCGGTGTCACCCCGTAGCACATGAACGGGACGATCCGAGCGAACTCCGTAACCTTCATCGCGTACCTCGCCCCGGTGTCCTCGTTCATCATCCGAACCGTAGCCCCGCTGCGGATCACGATGATCTGGTCGAGCCGCAACCGCGCTTTGAACGGCTCCGGCAGCTCCCATCGGTAGTTGGCGTTCGGTTCGAAGTCGCCGAGATCGCCGTTGTACAGTCCCCACGGGTGTTCCCACGGGATCGATCCATCCTTGTCGAACGGGATCAGTAGTTGCTTGCGTGACATCATGCAGCCCTTACGCGAAAGCGGGGGCCCCGAAGGGCCCCCGCAAGTGATCTAGAAACCCGGGTCGGTGGTGAACCCACCGGCCGGAGCGCTGGAACCGGCGTTGACGACCGTGTTCGCGGTGACAGGCGGGAAGCTGGTCACTTCGACAGCGCCCGAAGCCGGAGGCTTGAGAAGACCCGCCATCTCGATCTTCTTGGTCACCCCGTCGTTCATCATCTCGTATTTGCCTGTGGCGTGGCGAGTGGTGACCTGAACCGTCTTGCCGTTCATGGAACGGGCGATCTGATCTAGGGTTGGGTTGTGCTTGACGAGCACTTCCCCGGTGATGCCGACAGCCGCGAGGCTGCCGATGAACATCCCGGCCGAGCCTTCACTCTTGTAGATGCACGGAGCGAAGTGCGTGGGGCGCTTGCCTGCGTGGGGACCCTCAGTGATCTTCATCTTGATCTGAATCTGAGGGGTCTTCTTGTTGCTGGATTCTCCCGCTTCCGCAGAGAGAATCTGCACCGTGTAGGTACCGAGCGGGGCGGGCTCGCCGAACCCGCTCTCTTCGGCGGTCTTGACGTACGAAGCCCAGTCCTGGTCAGCCATTGTCTTGTGGTCCTTTCGTTACTCCGGCGCGAAGCCGGGGAAGATTTGGCCCATCATCTCGGTGATGTTGGGGTCTACGATAACGCTCGTCTTGAATCGGTCTTCGAAGTGCGAACCCGTGATAAAGCTCGGGTTCGGCTTCACTAGCAGGCGGCGCTCCACCGGACTGTTGTCCGTGATGATGCCGTCTGCGTTGGGCACCTGCGCAGTGCGGAGGCACCCGATCGTGTTCATCCAGTACGGAATCCCGTCCCGGATGGATCCCTCCATCTTGGGAACGAAGAGCCCATCCTGCCGTAGCTTCGCCTCGCAGGTGAACACCGCAGTGCGCAGCGGGTTCTGGATGTCTTTCACCAGGTCCCGGAGCCGCTTGATGCGCGTCTCCATGCGGTACAGCAACTGTCCCCAGTCTTTGTACTGCATGTCTCCGTTGCTCTCTAGAGCGGCCTTGCACTTGGACTGGGTTTCGGTGACCGAGTCCATGATGACCGCCTGGAACGGGTGGTCACGCTGTACCAGCCAGTTCACCGCGAGGTCGACGGTTTCCCATCGCAGGATGTCCGCTACGCAGATATCCCAGGTGCCGTCATCCTTCGGCGGGGCTTGGCTCGGGTCGTCCCAGTAGACCACCCGGTACGCCTCACCCGGTCGGTTCGGGTTCTCGCGCCCGTCGAAGGCGTTCCAAGATCCTTCCGCGTCCAGCGCGAGCTTCGTTCCCGGAGCCGTGGCCGCCAGTGACGACTTGCCCGTTTTGGTGTTCCCGTAGATGAAAAACGACGCATTGTGCCGTTGATTTCGTGTCGTCATTGGTCCTCTCTCGTCGTGTCGTGTTACCTGAATTGTATCAGACTCCCTGCCCCTTCGGCTCGGCGTACCGGGCCAACGGGTCGCGCTCTTCGAACTGGTCGGCAAGCATGGCTTCGACCCGGGAGCCGTCATCGAACGACGGGCACGCCTTGAAAAACGGGCACTTCCACGAGCAATCGTCGGTGGCGTGTGGACGGGCGATTTGCGCTCGCTCTGCGTCGCTCGACGCTTCGGCAAGCCGTCGTTCAAATTCGAACATGTCCGCAATGAGGTACTTCATGCGAGTTTCGTAGTTGCTTACCTCCTCATCGTTGTGGTAGATCTCGTAACGGGCGAAGAATGGCGGCGTGGCCGTCTTCGTTCGCTTGACCTTTTTCAAGACGTTGTAGATCGCCCCATCACACCAACCCCCGTCTTCGGTCATGCTTTCCAGCCACATGTAGTGCAGCATCTGCGGGTCTTGCTGCAAGGCGGGCAGCTTGAGAATCAGGGACTGGGCCGTCTTGTGGTCTTTGAACATCCGTGCCCCATCCGCCTTCCGCTCCACTCGCTCGTCAAGCTTGCCAACGACGGCGAAGTCACCGTAGCGTTCCACGAGTTCAGGCGCGAACGCCGAGCCGGGGACACTGATGATCTGTTCAGTCGCAATCGTGGTGAGCCCAGCGTCCGCGCCGGTCTCGGCGATCCACTCGCCGTAGCCTTCAAGCATGGCCCGTTCGAGATCGCAGTCTTTCCGGAATGCGTCGTAGAGTGCCCCGTCCCCGTCCGTGTCCGGATTCTCTAGGGTATCCAGGTAGGCGTTCCAATCGGACACCTGGGCGGCGTGCAGCACAGCGGCCGGATCAGCACCTGGCGTATAGAACGCCTCAAGCGCGTCATGCAGGCGCGATCCGGTGCGCAGCGGCCCCGTGGGGCTGAACCCTTTCGGGCCCAACCCCCGGACCTCCGACAGCCAGTACTTGCGCAGGCAGTCCTGAAACACCTTGAAGCCGGAGTTAGAGAACCGTTTAGTCTCGCTCACCGTGGTGCCTCTTTTCCGTGTGCATCCGCAGCCGCTTAGCAAGCGTCCACAGGGCGATTCCCTGGAACGCGACCACCAGAGACATGAACGCCGTGAGGGCACCTTGCACCTTATCGACGTCCACGCTTGCCCCCGTCCCGCTTCGCCTCGTTCTTCGCGGCCTTCGCGAGAAACTTTCGGTCGGCCTTGGTAACGGTGCGGTCACTTTTCGGCACCACGTGCTTGACCTTGACCTCCTGGTACCGCAGAAAGTCTAGGTACTGCTCATCATCGTTCTTGCTCATCGTGCATCCTCTCCTCTTTCACTTCGGCTTCGATCCGAGGCCACCACCTGTTGACGTAGGTCTTGATGTTGTAAACGCGCTTGCGTCGCTTCTCGCCTTCGATGTACTCGGGAGTACACCGAGGGTCGTCATATCGCTTGCTTGGCACTAGGGTCCCATCAATCCGGTTGCTTCGATCCGCGCCTCTTCGGCGTCGAGATCTTCGGTAGCGTAGTCATCGCCTAGAGCGAGGAGTTTCGCGCGATCACGCACGATCTCTTCCAGCCGTTCGGCCTTTTCATACAGCCGCTGAATCTGCGTGTCCTCGATCGTTCCCGAGGTCACCAGGTCAATAATCGTGATCGACTCATGCACTTCGGAGCCGATGCGATGAATTCTGTCCTCCCCTTGCTTGAGCTCCACGAGCGACCAGCCGCGTTGCAGCCGAACCATCGTGTCAGCCCTGGTCAAGTTCAAACCCACCCCACCGGCCTTGTAGGTAAATAGGACGTAGTCGATCTTGCCCGTCTGGAACGCCTGAACTGCCGCGTCCCGCTCGTCCGCTGACACGCCGCCCGTGATTCGGGCGAACTCGATACCCGCATCCGTCAGCCGGTTCGCTGCCAGGTCGATAAGCTGCCGGTGTTCGGCGGCGATCACCAGGGGCTTACCCGGGTTGTCCTCGATGATCGCCATGAGTTCATCGATCTTCGGGGACTTCGGCACGTCGGTGAGCTGCACTTTCCAGGTCTCCGGCTCGTCTTCGACGTACTTCGAGTCGGTTTTGTCGATCTCGCAGTACGCCGAAGCGAACTGGAGGAGGCGAGTAGCGCCCGGCAAGCTGCCGTTCGCGACCAGCACCGAACCGTCATCAAGCACGGTCACGAGTTCCTTTTCAATGTCCTTATATGCCTTCGCCTGTTTGGGGGACATCTCCACATCGTGGCGAATGTACACCTTGTCAGGCAACGACTTGAGCACGTCCGCTTTGATCATGCGGCGGAAGTGCGGGTCAATGAGCTGGAAAAACTCCTCTTTCCGGTCCGGATTCAATCCCACAATGGACATGCCACCGAACGGGTTGAACTGGAGTAGAGCGTAACGCTCTAGGAACGCCGTCTTGGCAGGGAACGACTCGGGAGCGACCGTGTTCAGGATCGACCACAGGTCTCCAGGGTGGTTCGCCACCGGCGTACCGGTGAGCGCCCAACGGTAGCGGACGCTCGCGCCGTGGAACACGTTCCAGATGGCTCGGGTCTGCTTCGCGTTCGGGTCTTTCACTCTGTGTGCTTCATCCAACACGCACACCTGGAACGGGATTGCGTTCAGCTCCTTCGGGTGCACTTCGCACGCGGAAGGCTTGAGATCGGGAGTCCCCTCTTTGGCGTCGCACTCGGTACACTTCGCCAGCCGCTTACCTCCGTAAGCGGACAGGCGGGAGTGCAGCCGCATAGACTCCACGTTCATGATGATCACGGCGTTCGGCTCGGTGGCAGCTGCTTTGATCTGTTTGGACCGCTGCGCGGCGCTGCCCTGGATGACGAACGGGTTCGCCTCGGGGAGCCACTGCCTCACCTCGCGTTCCCAGTTGCGTTTGAGGGTGTTCGGGCACACGATCAGGGCCGGATACGCTCCGGACTTGACGTAACCTGACCCCGCATCCTCGCCGGTTCCCCAAACCTTCTCTTCGTCAAGCCGGTTGACCACCCGAATCGCTGAAAGCGTCTGGAACGTCTTGCCCAAACCCATCTCGTCGCCCATGATCGCGGACTTCGCGGTCACGAGGAAATCGCGACCCGGTTTCTGGTACGGGAACAGTGCGGATTCATGGGTGTTTTCGGGCCACGCGTACTGTGACGGCCCGTCAAGCTCCTTCAACTCTCGCAGGAGCAACGCCCGCTCACGCTGGTCACGCTGCGAGCGAGCCCAAGCGGCCAAGGCGGGACCGACATGAAGCCGATCGCCGAACGTGGAACGTGCAACAACGCACGACGGCCACGAGACGGGGAGCGTCCAGCGCTTCATGCCCCGGTCCCAATTCTTGCCGGGGATCTGCATGATTGGGTGTTTGTCGTTCCACATGGTTTCGGTCATCACGGTCTCGCCAGCGGCATTGACCACGGGCGGACCGTGCAGGATGATCCGGGGACCCTTCGAAGTCTCGCCGATCTCGGCGTAAACGTCTGTCATCATCGTGTCCTTTCGTCTTCGGTGTCCAGCTTAGCATCTGCAACCATCTTTGACCACCGGGGGTAGTCGACCTCTTTGAGCAGGGCGAACGCCTGCCGGGCCGCATCGTTGGCGTGGCGCATCCCCGGGGTCGACCAGCCGACCGAGCGCAGCATGGAATCTGAGGCGAACTTGAGGTTAGCTTTCATGTACTGCCGGACGTCGGTGACACCGTGGATCTGGGCGAGCCCCTTCGCGAGGCCAGTCACCTCCAAGGCGTCCGGCTGCTGCGAGAGCTTCGCAGTCTGTTGCGTGATGATGTAGCGCTCAATAGCCACGTGGACGTTCTCAGGTGCGTAGCGTTCCGACCACATCCACAGGCGCGAGTACATGTTGCCCGCCACCTGTTCACGGGGCGACTGCCATCCGTCGCGACCGCCGTCTGAGAAGTAGGCGAACACGCCTGTCATGAGACCGGGGTCCACCCCGATGATGACGTAATCAGTTTGTGAGTTCGTAGTCACGCTTTGTGCCCCACTTCTTAGATGTTGCGAGACCTGCCGTCAACGGCACAGTCAAAAGTTTGTCGTCATTCACCACTTCGTTCAGCATCCGGCAGACCTCATCCACCAGCTCGTCAGGCACCTCCAAGATGTATTCGTCGTGTACGAACAACACGAGGAGATCACCGAGCGAGGTTCCGTCTGACAGCTCTACGGCGTCGATCTCCAGTGCCTTCGTTTTCATGATCTCGGCGGCCATGCCCTGAATCAGGTAGTTGACCAGTTTGTACTCCTTGCCCGGCTGTCCGATGAGCTTGCGACCCGTGAGCGGAGACCGGACGTAAGTCTGGCCTTCCGCCTGGAACCGCTCGCGCGCTTTCTGCTGAACCGCCTGCTGGAACACCGGCACAAGGGGGTAGGCCGCCGCGAAGTCCGCCGCAAGCTGCTCGACCTCCGCGAGCGGCACACCCGTGGTCGTGGCGAGGCGGTCATTGCCGGCGCCATACAGCGTGGCGTAAACGTACGCCTTCGTCAGGCTTCGGCGCGGGTCGGACTTCGTAAGCGTCTCGTCTTTGTAGATCTTGCGGGACAGGATCGTAAAGAAGTCGCCACCTTGACCGAACGCGGCGATCAGGTCGGGGTCCTGCGAGAGGTGCGCCATCAGCCTTAGCTCAATTTGGTCATAGTCGCACATAATGAGCGTATGACCATCTTTCGCCACAATACAGTTGCGGATCACGCCGGCGAGCGGGTCACCACCCCGGGGGAGCTGCTGTAGGTTCGGCGATTGCATTGACATGCGCGAGGTGACCACCCCGAACTGCCCAAGGGAGGATTCGGAGAACCCGAGCGTATTGATGTTCGGGTGCAGCCGTCCGTCAAAGGTCGAATACTCCAAGAACCGGCGAAGGTAGGTCGAGTGCAGTTTCTCGACTTTCTTGCGCTGCACGATCAGGCGTGCAAGCGGGTGGTCAATCTTGGGCAGCACATCCTTGTCGAGCGAGTAGGCTCCGGTCGGGGTCCGCTTCGTGAGGTGAACGCCATCGCGAAGGAGGACTTCGACTATCTGATCCTTGGAACCTGCATCGATCCCGAACTCATCGTGAGCGCGCTGGGTAAGTTCGGCGTACAGGGCGATGAACTCCGCGTCTTTCTCTTCGGTGTACTGCCGGTCGATCAGGGTGCCTTTTCGCTCCATTCGTGACGCGAGAAACCCAATGGCCGTTTCTAGATCGTAGGCTCGGGGGCTCTCTGCGAATACGACAGGCGCGTGGTGATCCCACAGGTGGGAGGTCAGTACCACATCTAGCGCAGCGTATGTCCAATATGCGGCAACTGGTCCGGTTGACGCAATCGGAACCGTAGCCCAGTTCCAGCCGCCCGATCGCATGATGCTGTCGAGCTGCGCCTGCGCCGAAGCGGCTCGGGGATCGATGTGTCGGGCCGTCTGTTGCTTGAGTCCAATCGACACCGTGGAGTCAATCAGGTGACTCATCATCATGGAGTCGTCACACAGATGTTCAGGAATCATGAGCCCGTGCTTACGGAGCATCCCGACATCGAAACGAACGTTGTGCCCGACGAACCGGCCACCGCGCTTGGCGATACGGTCTACGGCTTCGAAGGCAAGACCTGACCAGCGCTCGAACGGGATAGCCCAGCCGTCCCGCTTGTCCCCGAACTGAATCAGGCGAACCTTGTGAATCGCCTGGTCGAGACCTTCCGACTCGACATCGACCGCGATCCGGTCTGCTGTGGTCTGGTTCAGCCACGTCATGAATTCGGTGGCGTCTTTGAAGTCCTCAACTAGGTGAAGATTGACGTCATTTAGCATCGTTTGTCCTCTCTTCGTTCGTCGTGAAGGGCCCGAAGGCCCCTCACCTCATACTACCGGAGCAAGCCTGCGTCTGAGCACCGCGTACAGCGGCATGAGCACCGGCCACATCAGGGCCACTCCCGCCACCGTAACGATGACGATCATGAGCGCGTCTGCGCTCGAATCGGGGTCTGCGTGGGCGGATTCATCTCCGAACCCCATCACCCGCTGTATGGAGGGAGCGACGATAAACGCCGTTCCGATTGTTCCTAGGACATAACCGACAAGAAAGAGCATGGAGAACAACATGGAATTTTCCAGGGAATGAGTGTGCGGAAGATGCCTCTTAAGCGTACAGAACACCCGGCCTCACGAGGAGACCGGGTGTTGTGATACTACCTAGAGCGCGTCCGGGGCAACGTCCATGAGTTCCGCGATGTCGTCGCGGTGGAATCGGCGGTGACCGCCCGGAGTGGTAACGCTGCGGATCTTGCCCGCAACGGCCCACCGGGTCACGGTCTTCGGGTCGACCCGCATGAGCTTCGCGACCTCGCCGGGAGTCATCAGGGCATTCTTCTCGGACATCTTCGCCTCTTTCTGTTTGCGGTTGCTGTCCAGCCACGCCTTGAGCGTGCCGCTGTCGGGGCCTTCGTTGTACGTCATCTTTCGTCCTCTTTCTTGTATCCGTCGTCAGTGTCCTGCTGAACCCATGCGCGGTAGATTTCGTGTGTGCCTTCGACCGGTGTGGCTGCCAGATACCAAACTCCGAACTCGAAGTTTTCCAGCTTGCACCTGTGGAACCTGCATACGCCCCACGCGGTAGTCCCTTCGCTGAGGTCGTGCATTTCCGACCACAGTTCCAGGCCGAAATACAGCCCTGGGTTGATAATGAACGTGGGCGCGGAAACCAACGCCTCCAATTCCACGTCGACCCGAATCACGCACGGAGTCGTGTACTCCCAGACATCGACGCCCGGCGCAACCTGGCGGCCCTCACTTGGCGTAAACATCTGGTCACTACGATATTCGAAGAGTCCCGAGTACGATTCCCGCACAATCGTGTTCTCATCCGGTAGCCCCTGTGTGGTCACGCTGACCGTGTGCGCCCGGGTCGCTTCGCTCATTCGTCCTCTTTCGTTGTCAGTGTCGTTTAATCGAGCAGGTCATCACTCACTACGATGAAGCATATACCCCAGTACGCAAGAAAGATGATGGCTCCGACGATCAGGGGAGCGGGGTGGTCGTATCCCAGCGCGTGCGTGATCAGTCCAGCAACCACGCTGAACACGACCGAGAGAAACGCGGACCATCCCACTAATGCCTCCCGAGCCACTGAATGGCCTCGATGATGAGCCACACGATGAGTCCCACCCATCCGATGCTGAACAGCCCTGCGACAACAAAGACCGCACAACCCCCTACCTCTTTCCAGTTACCATCACCGTTGTAATTGGTCATTTTTCGTCCTCTTTCTTGTCTTTGCGCCAGTTCTGGCAGTTCAGGGCGATCAACAGGGCGAACATGTACAGCCCCAGCTCACCGTTGCTCACCTCTCCGTAGTACACACCGACTCCGATCGATGCGACTCCGCCCGTGATGAGAGCGGACGCAAGTGCATTCGGCATCACTCGGTCACCTCCGGCTTTTCGATCCACAGCACCGAGAACCGGACCTTGCCTCGCGGCATGTCCAGGGTGGCGTTGTGGTGGGTGTGTCCGACCTTGGACCTTTTCGTTTCCTCGCGGAAATTCAGCATCTGGTCATTGGCGAACGATCGGAGCGTCGCCACGTGCTGCACGTATTCGCCCGCGCCTTCGGCTTTCGTGTCTGCGAGCACGCAGTATCGAATGTCGATCTTGCTCGACTCGCGCAGCGGAAGCTCGGGCAGCCACTCAGCGTTGACCAGGTTCCCGAGGAACTGAAGGTCAAGGCCGGTATCGTGGCGGTGGTCGTCGGTCATCGTCAGGCTCCGGTCTCGTCGTTGGTCGTGGTGTGGCTCAGCAGGAAAAACCCGGTAACCACGCACATGTATCCGTTCTTTTCTCTCAACTGCTTTTCGATGTCTTCGATGTCCTCAGGCGCGGACATCGGCGCGGTTCGAGTGATGAATGCTCGACCAACACCGTTTCCGAAGCTGTACGGCACCATGTACTGGTACTGATCCATGTCGTGATCCTTCCGTCGTGTGTCGTCAGTTGCGAGGAATGTTATAAGAGGGTCACCCCGCACCCCTCAACAGGGTGACCCCTACCGGCTCTTACCCGGCTACCCGTGAACGTTTCGAGTCGTTCACTGGAAAGACCTACACAATCTAGCACGGTGTCTGTTTCTGCGCAACACCGGGGTGCGGCCTATTCTTCGTCTTCGCCCAGCGGATCGGGGTCGGGAATCGCGGCGTCGAACTCCTCGCAGACCGCACGGATACCCGCATCGACCTTGGCAGCGCGCCGGAACGCGATCGCGTTCGGGATCGGCAGCTTGCGCGAACGGCCGTCCTTGCCCTTGACATACAGGTTCTCCATGACGCGCAGGGCGTCGGTAGTCCACGCGGTGCGGATGCGCTGGTTCTCGCCGGGCACGCGGGACTTGCCCATGGGTGCAACCAAGTACATGCCTTCAGCGTTCGCCTCGGTCGGCAGGACGCGGAGAATCGCCACGTCGACCCACCGGCACATCTTGCAGCTCACACCGGGGATCGGAAGCGTTCCGGGCATGTGGGTGTGTTCTTCGTCGTCCTCCATGGGGTAGGACGAACCGAAGCCTAGCACCACGGCCCGGAACTCCTGCCCGTTCGCGCTCATCAGGGCTGCGGTCCGTTCGGTGAACGTGGCCTCTTTGATCTCGTCCAGGGCGAAGTCAGCGAAGTCTTCGGAGAGTAGGTCAAGGGCAGCGCCCACGGCGGTGTCAGTGTTGTCAGTGCTCATGTTCGGTCCAATCATCGTGGATCTTGGGTCAGTGTGCGCGAGGCCGGGTCGATACCAGCGATTCAGTCCGAACCGAAAACGATAGTAAGTGATCAACTACAGTTTTGTGTGGTCCGGCCTCGCGTTTGTAATCCTAGCACGGCTGTCACTTGCGCCTAGCTCGAAGCTTGCGCGCGTACAGGTTGTGACATGTCCGACATTGCCGCTTATTTTTGTCTGGCCCGTGCCACCTGGTGTTTTCTTGCGTGAATTTGTGCCCGTTCTTGCAGTGAGTCTTACGCGCAGACCAGTGGCGGTTCCCTCCGGTTCCGATGCCCCTTCGCGTGTTTTCGCCCGAAGTCACAGGCTCTAGGTGGTCGGGGTTCACACAGGGAGGATTTCTGCACAAATGGTCCAAAACCAACCCTTTAGGTATAACACCCACCAAGGTTTCCCAAGAATATCTATACGCCTTTACCGACTTTCCTTCAAACCAGAATTGCCCGTACCCATGTTCTGTGTAAGCAGTCCACAGCCAACAGTCGCCTTCGGCGTCGACCTTTGCCCAAAATCGTTCGTCGTCAGACAAAACCTTTTTACGTTTCCGTTTTACCCCAAAACGGTCGATCAGCTCAATTTCGTAGTGTGTAGAGCACAAACTTTCAGCGATAACCTGTTGGCCGCAGTTTGTGATTTCACAGATGCTATCCTGGGTCATGGCAGATCTCCCTAAAGATCGGTCCGCGTC